GACGTTCTCGCACGACGGATCGACGAAGTAGCGGCGCGCGCGGTTCGCGTTGAGCAGCCATCCGTTCACGTAGTTGATGCGGTCGCGAATGAGCGGGTGCGCGTTCATGTGAATGACGCGGAATCCCTTTTCGCGCAGAATCGAAATGTCCGTCTTGCCCTGCGCGCTCGTTTTCTGCTGCGTGCCGGCCGGGTCGGGATAGATCGTGATGTGCGAGAGGTCCGGCTTATCCGGGTCGAACGACGGGCGCCCGTACCGCTTCGCAATCTTGTCCGCGAGGTCGTGCGTGTTGCTCGTCATCTCCGCGAACTCACCGACGCACCAGATTTCGCCGTTCGGCTGCTCCTGATGAACGCTCGCGCTCATCGGGTTCACGTTGAAGTCGACGCCGATGTGAAGCGGGAGCGCCGGGTTGTACGGGCAGGGCTTCACGCTCTGCGCGCGGTCGAAGCACAGATAGACCGTGCCTTGCGTCAGGTTGACGAACTCGCCGCGCAGATACGCCGCGATGAGCTGCGGCGGGTACGAATCCATCAGCCCTTGAATGTAGTCATCGGGCAGGAACGGATTCGATGCGGTCGCAGCTTGAAGCATGCGGTACCCGCGCTTCGGCTCTTTCTTCCACGTCTTGTACGTGAATTTGAACCCTTCCGGCGTGGTGTACGCGCTGACGCGGTTCAGCATGCGCTTTCGCTTGCCGTCTTTCTGCTTGACCGTCACGCGCTGCCGATTCCGCGCGATGATCTTCTGCCATGCGAGCCGCGCTTTATCTTCGGTCAGCACATCGAGTTCGTCGACGTGCGCGCGATACGACTCGTAACCGACGATCCGCGCCGGATTTTCGAGCGTTCGTAGCACGAAGTCGCCGATGCCGCTCGACGACGTGTAGATGATGTTTTCGGTCTTGTTGTACTTGTAGCGCACGCCGATTTCGGAAAGCTTTTCCTCCATCCGCGGCGCCATGATCAGGCGAATCAAGTCGTATGTCGGCTCATACAGCGCGACCATCGACGACGACGAGTGCATGGCGTCGCGCACCGCGCAATTTGCCATCGTCTCTGATTTGCCCGTGCCGAAGCCGGCGACGAACGCGCAATATTTCTCTTCCATCAGGAAGAATTCGGACTGCGGCGCGGTCATGACGAGATTAAGTTTCTTCGTCATCGCCGCCGTCTTTCCGGTACAAATGAACGTTCTCAGCCGTCACCACATGCACCGCGATTTCAGTCACGGGCGAGTCGTCGACTTCCGGGTTCTCGCGATCCATCTTGATCAACTCGGCGCGCGTGCGCTCCATCGATTCGAGCCGCTTCAGCAAGCGCTCGATGTGCGCGCCGTAATCGACGCGCTCGTGAATGCGTTCCGGGCCGGCGCTGAACTCGGTTTCCTGCTTGTCGATGAACTTGACGATTTCAAGCCCGTTCGGATCAAGCCGCCAAGCCTCGTTTTCAGCCGCGAGCGCGCGATTGATGCGGATACGGCAGAGGGTGATTTCTTCCGTCAGCGTGCCGATGCGCGATTCGATGTCGGGCAGGGCGTCGCGCTCTTCGTCGGTGAAGTGCTTGCCGTAAATCCCGTGCTTCGTCGCGTGCTGATTCCCCTTTGGCGCGCCCTCCGACAGCCCGCCGTGCTTTCGGCAGACCGTTTTACCCGGAACCGCCTTAGCCTGGCACTGAGCGCCGGTTGAGCGCGCGAACGCTTTGCATTGCACGCGCGTCATTGAAATCTCCTGTTGACATACGCTCTCTTTAGGGTAGTATTGGAGGTCAGCACAACCCCAAAGAGAGAGCACGAATGAAAGATAAATCGAAGCCGGCCGCGATCGAGCGACCGACGCGCACCGTGTACGTGAACCTGTTCGCGAACGGTCACGCCGACTGGTTCGACACCGAAGCCGAAGCCCGCGCGGGATTGAACGCTCGCGCGCTGAAAATTGCTGTGCCGGTTACGTTCGAGGTGTGACGATGACTGACGATCAAATCCTGAGCGAAAAACGCGCCTTCCGAGATTGGGCGGAAGAGAACGACTACGACGCGCTGGATGAGGCGTTGTTTGCCGCGTTTGTTGCGGGGCGCGCGAGCATCGCCGACACAGCGGGGGCGTTCAATGTCGCGCTTCGGGCATTGGACGACTACCAAGCCAATTGGGACACAGGGTTGCCCTCCGAATACGCACAATCCGAGCGCACAGCAATGGAATGCGCGGTCGAAGCGGTGCGCGATGCTTTGAACGATGCCGAAGCAGGAGCGAGTAAGCGTGCGGACGCCGACACAGCGGGGGCGAAGCCGGTGGAGGACTCATTTCGGAGCGAGATCGAGGCATTGGTGGATGGATGGAATGGAGAAGGGCAGCAGGACGGAATCTCCTACATGAGCAGGGTTGAACAGGCGCTCTACGATCATCCTGCCGCCACTCCCGCGAGTTCGGTAGCCGACATGACTGAAAACGATATTGCACGCGTGATTTTCGCCAACCTTTTCCCGCGCGGAATGTGCCCGGCAGATTGGGACAGCGGCGCGATCCTCGGACCCGATAACTGCGTGCGCGAACAATTCCTCGCGGCCGCCCGCGCGCTTCTCTCCGCGAGCATCGCCGACACAGCGGGGGCGCTGAGCGCAGAGCAAGAGCGGGAGCAGTTTGGCCTATGGCTTAGCGACTTCACCAACAAGCACGGCCATCCGCCTGATATTGATGACGCATGGCAAGCCCGAGCGGCGCTGTCGTCCCGAGCCGATGGCGGCAAGGGTGAGGCGGTGTATCAGGTACTCGAAGATTTGAATACGTGGACGGATGTCGAGTATGACTTGTTTGAGAACATCGAAACAAACGCCCGACGCATCGTCTACACAGCCCCGCAAGCCGAGTGCGCACCGCGTGAGGCGCAGCCGGTGGCGGAAGTGGTAATCGAAGCAGATTACTGGAGCCGAGGGCATTTCTATGAAGGAAGCCGCAAAGAGGCAAAGTTGCTGAAAGCCTTTCATGATTTGCCCGTTGGCACGAAGCTCTACGCCGCCCCTACGCCTGAGCGTGCGGACGCCGACACAGCGGATTACAAGCGAATGTTTGAGGAAGCAGTTTCCGCGCTGGCGGCAATCGACAAGGCGCTTGGGATCGATCCGGATGAGGCAGGAGGCGCGGCGCCTATCTTGGAGGCTATCGAACGGTTGCGTGACGATGGCAAATGCAAATCCTGCATAGACAACAAGTGCGTGACCGGCCCCGAATGCGTGACGCTTGGTCGAGACGCAGCCCCTACGCCTGAGCGTGCGGACGCCGGGAAGGATGCAATGGATCTCGCAGCGGGCGCGAGTGAGGGGCAAGCGGTCGGTTTCATGATGAAGCACAAAACCGGGATGGATATTGGCTTCGCATGGAAGCAGGACGATCCGAAGTTTTCGGCGGACTGGATTCGCATTCCGCTCTACCTCCACCCCTCCGCCGAGATCGCCGCGCTGCGCGAGCGGATCGCGGGGATGGAGAAGGATGCGGAGGACGCCGCGCGCTATCGGTGGCTTGAAGGTCAGGCGAAATGCGACCCGAAGATGGGCGGCAATCACCACTGGTGGGGCATCAACCTGCGTGGAGTTCACGGGCCGACGCTCGCGATTGGAATCGACGCCGCCATCGACCGAGCAAGGCAATCCGGGGAGGAAGGGAAATGAGTACGAGCGAACAACGCTGGAGAACATTCAGCCTGTCGATGAACATTGACGGCTTCATCCGAAATACGCCGTATCCGCGAGGCTACAAGGGCCTCTTCATCGAGGGTGATAGGACTCTGACCGCGCTCGAAGCGCGTACGTTTCTGGCGCTGGAGAAGGCGAAAGGCCGTGTCGTGATCCCGTGCTCTAGCGAATGCGGAAACCCATGCACGCACGCCGGGAACGGCTGCACCGGCTTCGATTACGCGGGCGGCGGCTGCCCCGGCCGATATTCAGACGCGCAGAGCGGAGAGGAGAAGCGCGATGCTGACTGACGACGAAATGCTCACTGCGATCGCAGCCGCCTGCGACTTCGATCGAACCGGCGTCGAACGATGGCGCACTGAAGCGATGATTATCGGTCGCGCCGTCGAGAGTGCCGCGATTAAGGCATCCGACACCGCCCGCCTCGACTTCATGGTCCGCACTGGCGCAGTCGTGCAGTGGTACGGCGAGACGTGCCAGCTCCACGGCAGCGCAGGCGTCATTTCTGGCGCGGGCGAGTTCTACGATTCGGCGCGCGAGGCGATCGACGCGGCTATGACGCGGGAGGCGCGATGCGCAAACTGACCGCGTTCGATTGGGCGTTGCTTGCCGTTCCGGTCATCGCCGCGCTCGCTTACCTTCTGCTCTAAGCCAGCCGATCGGCAACGAGGCGCGCATACCCTTGTATGTCGTGCCAGTTGTCGTGATAGTCCGGGTCGCCGTTCAGTATCCGCGCGATCTTGTCGCCGATGACCTCTAGCGCCTGCTTCTGATCCGGTTGCAGGCGCGTCCATCCTGGCGCCTGCCACATCACTTCCTTAAGCCCCTGCGCGATCACCGCGTGATCAGCAAACACGCCATATCGAGCGCCGCGCTCGGCGAGTGTGTGCGCGATGTCGGTCATCCGGGTTTCTCCCTAGCAAATAACAGCGAAAATAGTTGTTGACTGTTCGAATCTCTCGACGGTATGATTCATCCCATGCGCCGAACGACGCGCACCAACCGGAGAGAAGAAAATGACGACGATCCGCATTGAAATCCACAACGAAGAACGTACCGGCACCTACGTCCGCTTGTTTGGCGGCGCAAACTGGCAAAACGACGCCCGCGCATGGATCAAGGAAACCGCCGCACTGATCCGCTCGGGCCGCAACGTCGCCGTGTGGGCGATGATGTTCGATGGCCGCCGCTCGCGCCGCATTGAAGCCTGAACACGACGGGATACGGCCATGAACCAATACGAACTGAACACGATCGAGCAAGCCGCCGCGATGATCGAGCGCCTTAACGCTTTCATCCTCGCGAACGGCCTGACGATGGAGAACGCAGCGATCACCGGCGAGGCAGAAGCCCGCGCCAAGACGCTCGCCATCATCGCCAAAGTGCATCGCGAGACGGCCTGATGCGCTACCTGAACCAACCGGAGCCGCCGATAATATGAGCCGCCTCGCGTACTATCGACACCTGAGAGCGCAGGGCTTCGCCGCCCTTGACGCGTATCGATACATCAAGCATTGGCGCGCGTGACCGGATCGCAGCACACCGCGTCAGGGCGCTCCTTCCGGTGATCGCACCAGAAGCATCGAACCTCGCGCGCGTCTACGGGTTGTTCGTGCGCGCGCGGGTAGTTAGTGACTCGGTAGCGAATGGCATCACGCAGCGCGTCGTTCACAGTTCGACCAATCCCGCAAATTGCTTCTCGATCGTCTGGAACATGCGATCAGCCGCAGCAGTGTCGAATTCGTCGATCATCGCCACTCGCAACCCTTCCAATTTCTCATCGGTCAGCGCCGCGAATCCGCTCAACTTCGCATCGACCGTCATCCCGTCGATTTCGACGACGTTGTGAATAATGATGTCGTCGCCATCCGGCTCGAAATACCGAAGCGCCTGACGTCCGTCCGATGTGCGGGCGATCGCCGCAAAGTTCTTTCGTTCACTCACTGCCCGCTCCTGAAACTGATCTTTCCGCTCCCACCTACCGTATGCCCGACTGTTTGCGGCCGAATCACGATCGGTTGATTGCGCATCGCCCTCACCTCATCCCGCAGCGCCTTTACCTCGCGCATTACGTCTTCGAGCGTAACGGGTTCGCGCAGTAGCACCTCGTCTCGGTTTTCGCCGGCACAAAACGTAGCGAGCGCCCCGCGCAATTGCTCTTGCTGCGCCGGAGTCAGGTCGGGCTTCGGCGTTCCATCCGCGTTGAAGCAGTAGAAACCGCCCTCGCAGCCGATTGACGCGCAGCCGCCAGGCTTACACTTGCCCTCGATCATCCAAACCTCGCAACACGCATGAACAGAATGTGCGCGTAGTCGCGCATGTGGCTGAGCTGCCGGTCGAGCAAGTGCTGATCGGGGTGAGGCAGGGCGCGATAGGCGTCGCTCTTCAGGAACGCGCAGAGCTTGCCGATACGCTCGTCGAGTTCGGATTTCTCGTCGATAACGCGCTGTTGCCAGTCGGGGCGAACAGGG